GCATTCCATGGAAGAACAACCAATGGAAGAACAACCAATGGAAGAATCTATGGAACAACCAATGGAACAACCAATGGAACCAGAAAGAACATCTCCATTTGAAAATGAATTCAGGACTATAAATACAAAGACGGGTTCTCAAATGCAACAACCACGACCACAACAACCACAGGCGGGACACCCAGAAGATGAAGGTGTACTTTTTCCAGACGCATCCGAAACCCGTGCAAAAAAAGTTGGGTATTATTAAATGGAGTTTGAAGACTATTTAAGAGACCCAGCATGGGCCGGTATAATTGCCGGTATGATAACTGCCGGATATATACATTTCAAGGCAAAAATTAATAACGAAGGTAAGCTTCCAGTAAGTGCATATGCAAAACCAGCAACACTTACAGCAATTTTAGTATTTTTTATCGTTACTAACGGATTAGGTAAGAAAGAGACCATATCAACAGAACCATTTTAATTTTATAACTTAAAGATAATATACGTCATTACTATATAAAAATGGCTTCCGTGACTGCATTCAATGATATGATGGGTCAATTTCTTGTGGAATTACACAAGACATTTCCAGAAGAAAAAGGCTTGAAAAAGTGTTTATCCGCTTTCGACTTAATGAAAGAGGCTAACCCAAGATTAGTTGTCGATGGGTTTATGAACGGTGTTACGCCATACGCTGAAAAAATTTCAGCGAAAGACGAAACATTTTTCATTACTGAATCTAAGAATTTGGATTTTATGAAAGGTGTGGATCTTGAAAAACATTGGGGTTCTGCTTCCGAAAATACAAAAAATGCAATTTGGCAATATGTTCAGACCTTATACATGCTCGGAACCACTATAAGTTCCATTCCAGAAGAAACACTTTCCATGATCGAAACTGTTGCAAAACAGTGCGCCGATAAAATGGGTGAAGATGGAACCGAACTTGATGAAGCTGCTTTGATGAAAACTATGCAGGGTATGTTGGGAGGCATGATGAAAAAATAAACTCACTATATATAAATGACATCTTGGTTTGAAGATCCAAAACAATTGGTTCGTGTAGACAAAGTTCATGAATTTTGGCCATCAAAAACACAATCTTCAGCAGAGCGTGTTAACGCAACTGCTCGTTTTATCATTTATGCAACGTGTATAATATATCTTATAAGGCGTGATCCACGCATTTTCGTTTTAGGTGCAACCGTACTCGGCGTTCTTTATATAATGGAAAAGTCTGATATGGTTAAAGAAGGTGTTGCAAGACCAACACATGTGTATAATAACGAAGGTAAACCATGTTCTATGCCAACAAAGGATAATCCCATGGGAAATGTGCTTATGTCGGATTATGCAGACAGACCAGACAGACCACAATCGTGCCATTACCCAACTGTAAAGGCACCAGTAAACAATTTCCTTACAGGAGACATTAAATACGGCCCAGGTCGTTCGCGTTCATCTATGCCTGAATACCAAAGAAATGGGTTATCTAGACAATTTGTAAGTATGCCAGATACATCTTTAGGTGATACACCTTATTACGAATTTATTCATGGTAGTAGAAATACTGGTACGTGTCGTCAAGACAGTACAATGTGTAATCCAGACGCGAGAGGGGTTCAGCTCGAAGCATTTGCGGGACTTGATCCAAATGGTGATAAAAGAAGTGGTATGCACAGAGGTTCGGGATTAGCTGCCGGACATAGTTCGTAATTTTAAACGATTTAATAATAAAGTAGTAGATACTCGATTTCCATAAACAAAATCTCTTGTTATAATAAATGGCGTATCAACTCCAACCAGGAATGAAAGTTGTTCAAGATCACGCGGTTCCATCCGTATGCGCATCTGAAGAAGTCTTAGTATATCCCCAGCCCAGTACTCTTAACTATGTTTCAAGTCGTCCAAATACTATGTTATATGGGACTGCTCCATACATGGCAGGTAAAGGATCACCAGCAGAATATATTAATACGTCTGACGAACTCAGACCACAATCCACATCTCGTTTTAATAAAGTTTTAGCGAAAACATACGAAAGAAATTTTCACCCACTCCAAAATGTTGAATGTAAATTACCACTTCAAACACAAACTTATGATGCAACAAGTACACGTGCTGATACACAAAATGGTTTATTTCAGCAAAGATACCTCAATAAAAATCTCGCTAAGAAATAAGAATGGCTGACCCTATCTCTATAATGGCTATAGCCGGCCTAGTTTATGCCGGACGAAAGTTAAGTCAATCAGAAGAAAAATATTCAGTAGAAGGTAATCCTATAGAAGAACAGGAAATCGTTTCGGAATTTTCCGACATAGATGTCACTGCACCACCCGGGTATTTAGGTCCTTTATCACCACTCGAAGAACCAATGTACCAAAATAAAGAAGAAATCGGTTCATTTGCCGATATTTCACGACAACAAAGATCGTCTGGTGGGGAGGTTTTAACGATGAGAAACCGCATGTATGATGCGGGGAGAATGAATAACCTTTCCCCAGTTGAAAAACAACTCGTTGGCCCAGGTTTGGGCGTTGGACCAGAAGTACCCGCTTTTGGAGGGAACCAACAATTATTTCGTGTTAACCCAGAAAATGTTGGTGCGTATCGTTTAACAACTTTACCAGGTAGGTCTGGACCAGCATTTGATTCGAAAGGTGGTAGACGAGGTGTCGTTGGGAAGGTTTCGCAAAATAGACCAGAAAAGACGGCGTTTCTTCCAGAACGTCTTCCACCATCTGGAGGTCGTGCTCAAGGTATGTCTGGTAGAACACCAAGAGCGGAACATGAACGTACCAAGAGAACAACCAATAGATCTGAAACGGGTTCTAGAACGGATACTTTGGGTTTTGCAACTGCAAAGAGAACGGTATCTGCACTTACACGCGCACAAGAACCAACACGTAATAAAAAGGATGGTAACATCGAACATTATCAATACAGTAATCAACCAGCACCAGGTATAGCTAGTTTTGTAGGCGGTTATTTGAATGCACCAGCTATCAAAATTGGTGAAAAGAGAACATATGGTTCCATGCATACAGCAGAAGAACTTACTAAATATGGTTTCAGACCAGATGATCGTCGTGGTAAGGCTGGTCGTGCAGCGGGTCCCGGTAGAATGAATGTTCGAGCAGATGCACTTAACCAAGGTGGTATGGTTACAAGTGTTCGTTCCGATACAACGAGAATTGATGGAAGAGTAAATGCCGCAAACGGGGCGTGGACACAACAATACAAAAACAACGATTATCACAAATTCAACGCTTATAAAGGTCACGAAAATCCAAATGCTTCTAATATGAGTTTAGACACAGCTAGAAGACAACTTGCGGGTAACCCATTGGTTCATAGTCTTTCGTAATTAATTATATAAAAACGAGAAATACACTCATTAAAATAATAGCCCGTTATTTTAATGAAGGTACATACCCTAGACATAGATAGTGGCGAACGCGAACCCATTTTGTACCCAGATCCTTCGGATTATGTTGTACAACTTAAAAATCCAATTTATGACGTTACAAAGATATCACTTATATCAGCGCGTATACATAATAGTCAATACTTGATAAACTCCAGGAACAATCAATTTGATATAAACGGAACAACTATCACTATACCTATAGGAAACTATAGTGGTAAAGATTTAGCACAGGCTGTTGTCGCTGCGTCATCTGTTTTAACATCCGCACAATTCGAAAAAGAGACTAATGCTATAACATTTACAGGTAGTGCTCCATTTACATTTGAATTTTATGGTGGTACAAATGGATATACATCTGGTACACCTGGATACACAACACCACATGATATATTAGGATTACCAGCAAGTAATGTTTCTTCTACAGGTAATACATTAGAAACGGGTAGTCTTAATTTACAAGGTGCCGATGCAATTATTGTTAAATTAAGTAGTGGTTCTGATGAATTTAACAAAACTGTGTTTTCGGAAACACCATTTTATACAGGTCGTATACTTTTCTGTGGTGATGTGATTAATTATTCGGGTGTTGATGATGCTGTGGAACATAATTTTGATTCCGGATCACAAAAAACAATATCGAGTTTACGTGTTCAGTTTTACTATAGTAGTAATAACCGTTTAATACCATACGATTTTAGAAACGCAAATCATATACTAAAACTTGCAGTAACATGTTCTACTGATAAACTGGAAAATGTAGCTAAAGTGGAACGAGACTTTTCTCTTCCACCACCTATGAGTATCCCTGAATTAGAGGATCCGCGTAGATGGGATGCATTTATATCTATATTTTTAGTAGTTGCAACCGGTTTATTTTTATTACTGGTTATGCGTAAACCGAGACTTAACGAGTAACCGCGAAGACTGGTTGGGATGGCTTCGTGACCTTCGAGGAGACACGAGAGATGCCAACGTAGACAACAATAGACAAGAGTGTTGTCAAGAGGGCGGTGAGAGTGTAGTTCATACCACCGTTCTTGTTAACCTTGACGACTTGGTTGACAATCCATCTAACCAAGTCCATCCAAGAAAGGGCGGCGGCGAAGGAAAAACCAGCAACAATGGCGTTGAGGGATTGGGATTCGAGTTCTCTAGTAACGAGAGTGACAGTTTCAGCGGCGACAGCGGACATTTTTTTTATACTTTATCCTGAGATTTTAATCTGGGAGCAGTTCCTCTTCTATTAAAATTTTTTTATAATATTTCGGTTTCATATACCCCTTTAACATTTTACCCACTTCCGCTGGATCTATTTCTGAATCTGTACCTGATACAGATGTTTCCGTTCCCGATTCTGAATCCGTATCAGAATCGGAATCAGAACATTGATCGTTACGTATTTTAAAATACCCGGGTGATGTATTTGTCCATCCTTCGGGTTCACATTCAGACTCAGATATGTTCATTACTATCTATAGCATTTTTTAACATAACTTCTGACGGATTCGTGGGTTCCCACGTACTCCAATTATCATATGCCATATTCATTTTAACGAATTTATATTCCCTTCCTGAATATCTTGTAAACGGTATAAATTCATCTTCTTCTATTATAATTGCATCATCTTCTTCGTCCGACGATTCTTCGTATATTTCGGGAAAATGTGAACCCAATTTTTTACCAACTTCGTTCATGGCGCAATATTTCATAGCATATTCCATATCTTCGCCAAGGACAATATCACGTCCACATGCCTTTGCATATTCCGCGGCAAGAACCATTGAACGTTCAAGGATAGGTTGTATAATATTAATAGCAGAGTCCTGAACTTGCTCTATTAATTGTGCAGTAGCGTCTTTTTCTTGTAGATTCATTATAGATTAAACAGTGTTTTAGCAATACCGTTTTCTATACGGAGTATATTAAAACTTAAACCCAAAACTCTAAGTTCTCTTTTACCATCGTTATATGGATTTAAACTTAATTTTAAATATTGATCTTTAACTAAACTAAAGTTTCTTTGTCCTGTTGGATACCATCTTTCTGGTTCTAACGCAAAACTATATGAATAGTATCTCCTGAATAATTGTGTTCTAGAATGATGTATCCCACTTTGAACAGCGCGTAAGTTTATAATTTTACCCGTAGTTTTATTTAAAACTATTGTATCATCAAGTGTAAGTTCGAGATATCGTAAATGTTCGTAATTTATATATTCAGATTTAGCCGAATATATTTCGTAATTTAAATCATAATCAAATGCAGATACTAAGTTAGTTTGAGTACCTATAAAACCGGGTTCTTTTGGATTTTCTGTCTGGATTAGAAAGAACAACTCCTTTATTGGGTTTTTGAACTCGAGTTTATGTTTAATATCAGTAACACCTGAATCTATTTCTGCTGTTGGGCTTTCCTGAACCTGTGTAATGATATAATCCGTTTTCTCACTTAATAGTTTCTGTCTTTCTTCTTCATTTATAGATACCATTTC